AGCGGTCCAACTTTTACTCAGGCGTCCTGTACTTGAATCGTAATATCCTGTATCAACGAGACCGACATATTCCAGTGTGTTACTATCGTTTAGCTGGTAGTGGTAAAGCTCACCCTGTGGGTAGTCCTGGTGCGCATAACCTAGTACAATAAAATTGTTTCTGTCTATTATTTGTAAACCGCGCCCATGATTGTAGTAGGCTTTAAATTTATTGTCATACGCCAAACTTGCAAGTACTTCATACTCCAGGGTTTCAGCATTCCACTCTAAAAGTTTATACCCTTCTACATCGCTAGCGGTAACCATGTGATTACCATCTTTTGACATCGATACGCCTAAACCCCCGCTATTTGCTATGGTCTGGGTGTGAGTTGCGCTATTATAACCCGTTCGATCATCGAGTGGCGTATCATTCCCCCATATGTTCGCCTCCCTGTCGCCCATGCTAGTTTCAAAGGTTTTCGTCTCGGCCGTATAACTTGAAATTTTAATGTCTGTCCCTTCTCCCCGTACATACACTATTTTAAGCACATCATTATCTCTATCAAAGTGTGCCTCATGCATCTCATCATAATTACCCATGCCAGGGAACTGTACTTGATTTTCAGACCAGTTATTAAGTAAACTTTCATATGAGCTGTTATAAGTTTCGTAAATTTCTTCCGTCTCGTTCCATTCGAAAACTACTACTCCAATGAATGTGTTATGGATGCCGCCTGCAGTGTAGTAGAAACAGTGAGTTATGTATTTAAAGTCATCTGACACATGGATTGCGCGCTTCGTAGAATGGTCGGCCCCGGCGAGATAGGGTCTGCCAGTTTCCGGACCTACGATAATCCACGCTCCATCAGTAAATTTGTAGCGTACATAACTCAAAATACGGGTACTGCCGTACATGTCGTGCAGACCGTAACTGAGTAATTCTGTACCATCCTCATTTAACCATACTGCAGCTCCCCACACTGACATATTAATAGTAGATTGCAGCTGCCAATTACCACCAACTTTATTGTAGATGTTAATTACATAAGTATTAGAACCTGAAACATATTTACGGGTTCGTTCTGCGTATGTTGAACCATCTTTTGAAAGAGCGACATGCTCAGCATCATAAAGTTGAGCTTCTTTATACTGAGTGCTAGTCGAGGGGTAATCAGCTTTTGCAAACTCAGTAGTTCCGGTGATCTGCAAGTCCCCATCAATCAAATCTAAATCAAAAACACCATTTCTGTAATAATCCATATCTTGCCCCATTTCATAAAAAAACCTATGGACAATAGCCGCGGTTCCTTCTGTAATTTCTGGAGCTTCAACAGCTTCAAGATCTGCGGGACCGATTTCTGGAGCTGTTTGGGAAAGATCTTTCGGCCCGAAGACAGGAGCAAAATTTGAGACGGTTAGACAATCATAACCTTTTCGTACAGCGGGGTTGCGTCTTTTTGTAAAAAAAACTTCGGCCTCCTCATCCCTGTCTATGTCGCAGTATGCTTTTTTAACTGATCCAGGAAACCTTTTTGCTTGTAGGCCGAAATATTTAGGACTTACACCGAATTTGATGTAGTTATCCTTATTATACTTCTTATTTTTATATGCTCGGCTCATGGATCGCTTGTCTGTGTCAGCATACTTTCTGTGAATAACTTTGGCTCAATAGCAAAAAATGTAGAAGCTACATATTCGGCCGTATACCAGTGGTCTATATTTTCATCTGTATCAGTAGGCACCCCCGGTCGATATTTATCGTACTCTCTGAGTCCATATGTAATAATTCCGTCATTATTTGAAATTCTGTAAATTGTATGAACATCGCTATAGTCTATAACATGCCTCCAATACTTTCCCTGTTGGCCCAGTGATGCTAACCATAGGTCATGCTGGTCCACAATGTAGTCAGGGTTAGCACTATGTGCTATAAAATCGGCTCCAGGCATACCGCCTGTATATGGATATAAAAATGTGCCTAGTCCAAGAGGTGTTCTATGTTTTGTAATATCTTCATTTTGCGCCTCGGTTAAGCCCGATATAATAAGCTCTTGATCGTCATAAACGGGTACAAAAATGGTCGAACTTAAGTTCGTCGGTCCAACCTCGGGAGCAAGAATGGTCGAACTTAAGCTTGAAGGTCCAACCTCGGGGGGAGTACTTACAAATCCTAAAGAAATCGGTCCTGCCTGCGGAACGATCACAGAAGAAGTAATACTAGCGGGTCCTAGAGCTGGCTTAACAATACTAGATGTTAAACTATTAGGGCCCGCTTCCGGTCTTATCGGTAACGCTTGTACATTCTCCGGACCAAAAGTAGGTGAAGCTGCGCCCTTTAATTTACGAAGGGTGCCTCTTGGGGGGTTTACATGAAGACCCGGTTTTTCCGCCACGCCTGCCCGCTGCTTGGGGTATAGACCATCCAAGTCACCGTCACCGTCAAAATCGCCAAACCCAAGTTTAATAGAAGCACCCCGAGCTGCTTTCTCTTCAAGGTATTCCCGGCTATATTTTCGGGTGTACCTTTTCTGCGCGATATTGGATAGTTTATTCGAGCGGTATATATGGCGGAGTTTTGACATTAAGCAACGGCACCCATAATTTATTGTTGGTATTGGTTCATGCCTTGTGGGTTACTGTTTCCCATGCCGGCGGTTGCTGCGGAAACTCCATCCTTTGGCTCATTGGCATTCTCCATGGCCGATGCATTATCACCAAGCATCTTGGCAATTTCTGCTTCGCTCTTTGGATCGGGAGGTGCTTCCTGAGGTAATAATTCATCCGTTCTTTCAAAGCCCATGGCATCGAGGATGCGCTTGAGCATAGGACGAATGAACGGACGCATTTCGGGAGGTGATTGGAAATATCTGTCCTGTGTTTGCAATGCGAGATTTGCTTTCTCAATAGCCCTTTGGCCTTGGTCCTGCGACAGGATGACTCTGGTATTTATACCAATGTTCCTGATCGCTTCCGGGGTCATTACACCAAAGGCTCGGACATCACCTTCCATGTATTCAAATACTTCTTCCTCGTCCATCGTTGCCATGGATACCTGAACGAGCTTGGTCAAATGCTCCTCAAATCCACGAACGATCCTGCGCATCCAGCGACGACCAATCTTAGAAGCTTCGCGCAAGGTTGCTTCGACTCCGGTTGCTGTATTAGCAGGAGCCAATGCCTGATAATCACCCTGTGCCATATTGGAAACTCCCAACCAGAGCTGAACAATTCCAAATATAAAATCGATCAGTTCCTGAGTGCGTACATCAACATTTGGAATCGCAGAGAATTGTAGAAAATCATCAATGTTATATTGATCCTTTAATTCAAAGATCTTACCAGCATGGAGTTCTACATCCTCCGGCTCATCCTCTACGGCCTGCGGGTTAACACCTATGACCGGATTGGCTGCGAGTTCATTCCGATAGCTTTGGGAATTAAATTGTTTATCAACATATTCCTGGAAAGATCTGATTCTTTCAGGCAAGCTACGACCGCACCATCGATTTCTTTCCTTACCGATGGATACGGCCGTATACGGAATCCTGTTGTCGGGGGTAAGCTTTGCCACAAATTCGTAATAAATTGGTTTCTCAGTCTCCGGATCTATGAATACACAGAATTCCTGAGGCTGGCCCGTTCCAAGAACATCTCTTTTTATCCAACATTCAAGAACCTGAATGCTCGGATTTTCCTCATTATCAAAATCAAGATTTTCCACACGATCCTCATTCTTTTCGATCGGGCTTCTTGGATTAGCATCCTTGTTTACCAAGTTGTAAAAATCACCAAAGGATAACCATTCACGCTCAAGAAACATGCTATTCGCCCAACGCATATCCTTATCGTACATTTCCACAATGATATCGGATGAATCCAGTGACTCGGAGGTCGTGGGGCAGAGGAAACGGTCGGAATCTATGACCTCCGACCTGGGACCTTTGTACTTTACCTGTTGGGTCGGAACTCCTTGGGGTAATGGTTGAAATTCGTGGACACCGGGTATCATCTGAAAGCTTGGATCTGTTGCCAGGCGCATCTCAGTCTCTCCGGTCATTGGGTTTAGCTCGGGAATAAATTGTGCCTCTCCTTCAATGATTGGACCTTCTCCGGGAATCTCTTCAAATTCTCCGCGTTCATTATTGAACAGTCCATTTCTTTCGTAATCGTACCATGTGGAAATTTCCTCCTTATAGGTAGATTTTAAAATCAAAGCCCGTTGGATGAAGAGATGAAGATAGGATTCTTCCAATCTTTCGCGGGTCTTGGCCACATCCTCGAGCTTCCAGTTAAAATATTTATCAAAGGCTTCAGCCATTTCCTGATCGGCTGCACCCTGTGCTTCAAATTTAAAGTATGGGCTTGTGCCGGTGATCTCATCCTCGGCCCTAGCCATGAAATGATCAACGATCAGAGATGTCATCGGAACTGACATATTGGACTGGCTGAAAATACTGTCGTACCCTACCCGATCGCTCCGGTCATTATGATAAGTCTTCCATGATATTTTATCATGCTCGATCCTCTCGCGATTGTCCTCCTTGAGTTGTTTAACTCTATCGAGCACATACTTTACGAGCTTATCCTCCTGCTTCTTGGTTAGCTTTAGATTGGTTTCCTTCATTTATGAGATTCCGAGCGATTGCGCCTGCTTGATGACCTTAACCATTAGATTTAACTCTTTCTTCTGAAGATCGTCCACCCGTTGGGTTTTCTGCTCCTCGGTCAAAGTCTTGGATCCTTCGATCTGTTTCTTGAG